CTTCATACTCCCCCCTTTATTGATGGATCAGAATATATTCATAGAGATGGACCTCTTTCTATTGGGTTGAAATACCTGAGGGATTTTGACGCAATCAATTTTACTCTACAAGTTTGCGGTAACTCGACCAAGACGCAAGAAGAAATCGAATTCGAAGAGATGTATGGTGACTAAGGAGAAATCATGAAGTGTCCCTACTGTCAATCTGAAAACGTCGATTACCCTACCGTTAACATTGGTGTGGGAGAACAGCAGTGCGCTCCGGCAGGGTGTATGGATTGCGGCGCCGTCCAGCTCTACCCAGACGAATCTCCTAAAACAGAGGAGGAAAAGAAGACCGGCTGGACGCGGTGAACATCTGCATTTGTATTCCCACCAAACGCCACCCTCCTCTTCGAACGTTGATGAACCATCCGACAGGAGGCTTTCCGGTCATCGTAATTGCTGATCCTGAAGTATACGACGAGCACGTTGCATATTCAGATAACCTCGTCGAAATGGGGAAGAAGGGGATTGGAGCCCAAGTTGCAGAGTGTTATACACAAGCTGCGGCTCATGGCTATGATCACTTCGTCAGGCTGGACGATGACCTCGAACCTGGGGTTTTTGTTGAACGTGCTCAGGAAGACCCGGAGGACACTGACAAAGATGCGGACTTCGAGGTTCGTCGTCCATCTCTTCTTTACGTTATTGACAAGTTGATCGAATGTCTTGAGCATACAGGATTGTCGTATGCCGGCATCAATTCCAATGGGAATGCCCACTGGATGAGAGCAGGGTACTCGAAGACATACGGTGATCTTCCTGGCTGTTGCAATCTGTCAATAGCGAGCCCCACACCGTTCATGGATCCTGAACTAAAGCGCATGGAGTGGGTCTACAGAGTCTGCGCTCACCGACGTTACGACCTTGCTAACGGAGGGGCAGGGAGAAACGGCAAGGTCAATTTCATCGGGCTCGACTACAAGCGGCTCTGGGGGAACATGACATCTTGCGACATATCACAGGAAGATATGGACAAGTCCCAGAACATCATTCTAACGGCCTTCTCCGATCTCGTCATGTTCACTGACCCATCAACTTGGACTAACGCCGTTCCTCACAACATTCCAAAGGTTAAGTATCTCAAATGAGAGATAAAAGTGAGATTCTGGTCTGTATACCTTCGAAGAGACTTCCTCCGTTAACAAGTCTTGAGCTTCACCTTGAACGGCTACGTTACCCTATTCTCCTTATCTCGGACCCAGACGTTTTCGAGATTCACAGACAATTCTATGATGGGTCCAAGATAGACGTAATACGTGGAGAACACGGTGTCAAACGGCAGACCATGAGATGCTACTCCGAAGCCGCTGACCGCGGGTATCAGCATTTCTTTAGAATGGATGACGACTACATCCCTGGTGTCTTTTACCAACTGGAGAAGCAATTAGATGTCGACATCAATGACATCATCGAACAAGCACACCGATGTCTGCTTGAACTGAATGTCTCTTACGTTGGGTTCATGAATACCAAGAATCCTAGGGAACTGAGACCTTCATTTTCCAAAACTCACGGTCATCTCGCCGGTGCCGCCGTCATGGCTATCTCAACCAAGACCCCGGAAACTTTCATGAGCCTTGACCCTGATCTTGCAGGGGTTCACGAAGACCTCTACAGAACATGTGCTCACAGAAGGTACGAGCGCGACGTTCTTGGTGGGCGAGGGGAAAACGGGAGAGTTAACTTTATCGGGGCTACGTGGGCCGGATGCTTCGGAAAGAACACGTCGATCGTATCTACGCAGGAAGGGATTTACAGATCCGAAAATTTCCTTTCACAAGAGTTCCCTGACATGATAACCTTCATTGATGGTAGTGAGTACGTGAACGTTCTGGGTTTCGAGAAACGAAAGAAACGTTATCTCAAGTCTTGGTGATTATGAACACTTGTATCTGTATCCCAACCAAACGAAAAACCCCAGTTCTAACTCTGGAAAGTTTCAGTATTCCAGATGACAGGAAAGTCCTGCTCATTTGTGACCCCGAAGTCTATCAGGAACACAAAGAAAAATACGAGAACGACCCTAAAATCATGGTTGTTCTTGGGGTTCGAGGTATGGCTCGTCAGGCGTCAGAATGTTATCGCTTGGCGGCATTGCACGGATACGACACTTTCCTGCGCCTTGATGACGACCTTCAACCCGACTCGTTCATTCACGTAGATGGGTATAGTGTCGGTCTTGAAGAACTCATCAACGAGATGCAGGACTGTATGGAGCATTTCGATATTACTCTCGTAGGGCTTCAAATGACGTCTAATCGGTATTGGTTGGACAACAATGATCAGCCTTACGGTCGAGCGTATTCTCATATCTCCGGTGGGGTAAGTCTGGTTAAAAGTTCTCTTGACCCGACGGTCTTTGTTCACCCACTTCTGAGACATAGTGAGGATACTTGGAGAACTTGTTCCCATCGTCAATATGACATTGATCGTGGTGGCAAGGGGTTGAATGGGAGAGTGAATTTTATCGGATTCAACTTCTCTGGTTGCATGGAATGGAGCCAAGGGAACAAGGGCAATAAGTCGATTATTGATTCTAATCAGGAAGACATTGAGAGTGACAAGCGTTTGATTGAAGAACACTTTTCACATCTGATAGAATTCGGCAGACTTGGAGACTATGACAATGGAGGTAAGTACCGGAATTACAAGAAGAAGTATCTAAGGTACAAACCAAACTAGGAGACGTTGTGGAAAATCTGCTAATCATTATTCCAACGAAAAGAAAGCCTCCAGTTAAAACGTTGGAAACTTATCAACCAGTCAAATATCCAATAGTGATTCTTGCTGATCCTTCAGTTTATGAGGAACATCAAGAGTACTACCGCTTTTCTCTCGCAAAGGTAATTCCTGGCGCAGTTGGGATGGGGGCTCAATCCCACCTTTGCTACGTCACGGCTCATGAATTGGGTTTCGATAAATTCTTTCGCATGGATGACGATCATGTTCCGGGGATGTTTCGCGCGTGTGATCTAATGACTGATGCAATCTATGAACCGTCATTAGATATTATTATCCATTGTGCGAATTTTTGTCTTAAAACTCTACCAGTAACCTTGGTAGGATTTCAGAATAAAATAGGAGCTGCCGCCTTATCTTCTGGGAGTGGTAAGTGCAGAGAAACCTTTACCCACATCTCGGGTGGCGCAAATTTAGCCGTGGTCATCCCCGGCATGCTTGACGATAAGGTCCTCAAGACACTACAAAGAAATGAAGATTCTTATCGAACCTGCTTCCACCGTAAGCGTGCTCTCAACCAGAAGAACGGCAGAGTAACCCACATCGGGGTTTCTTGGAGTAAGTGCTACGGGAAGAACACGTCAATCCTCTGTAGTCAGGAAGAACTCACTGCGTCTGAGGACACGGTTTCGAGATGCTTCCCTGACATGCTGACCTACGGCCCGGAGACATTGCTGGATGAGCGTGGACTCACCATAAGAAAGCGGAGATACCTTCCTTGAGCGTGTGTATCTGCATCCCCACTAAACGGAAGCCACCACTAGACACTCTGAAAAATTACAAGGTTCCAAGAGAAGTCAAAACATATATCATCGCCGACCCTTCTGTGTACACGGATCACCGATCGTACTATTCTCGCTCGGAGTATTACGTTCTCCCCGGTGTCCCTGGAATGTGTGCGCAAATCGCTGAATGCTACAGTTGGGCTTACTCCCATGGGCACGATTGGTTCTTACGTTTAGATGATGACTGTCCACCTAACATCTTTCGACACTATGACGAGAGCCCTGCTACCTTGGATGAAATTCTCCAAGAATGTCTGACTTGTGCGGAGACATTAGGGGTTACTCTTGTTGGGCTTAATCTTAAGCATTCCGATATGTGTTTAGACTATGAACACAGTGATAGGAACACTTATGGATTTGTGAATTTCGCGAGAAGCACAAACCATCCTGAATTGTTCGTGGACACTACTCTACAGAAGCGTGAAATCGAGTACAGGGTTTGCGCTCACCGTAGGCATGACAAGAAGTTGATGGGCGTAGTGAAGCATATCTACGCAAAGTACAGTCTCATTAAAAATGTTCCTACCGTCATCGAAAACAGTGTTAAAGCCAGTAACGAAGCGTTGCTGAGAATAGTCGAATTGTTCCCGGAGATGGTCACCCGTATGGACCTTAAACACGGTGGAGATGGTTCAGTAGTTACGATGAAATTTAAAAGAATCACTTGACATTTGAGTTTAAATATGGTAGGGTTGGGTACTTGTGAAATCCTTTGGTCAGTTACCGAGACGTGGTGGGTTGGCAGCAGTGAGACACTCTGTTTTGCTGGAAATCCGAGCCGGTAACTCTGAAGGTGCCTATGCCCTGACTAAGATTCTAGTTAGGTTAGCCCGTCAACGAGAGGAAAGAAAGAATGATAGTCAACGTAAGAGGAACGAACGGATCGGGTAAGACAACAGTCGTGCGCGAATTGATGAAGCGTTACAAAGCCATCAAGAATGTCGAACTCCCCAACAGCGCCCGACGAACCCCCATCGGTCATTTGTGCGGCCTGCACGATGACGACACTTTCAACCTTTGGTTGATGGGGCCTTACCTCGACACTTGCCAGACCGGCGGATGCGACCTCATCAAGAACCCTTCACACATCATGGATGATGACGGCATGACCGTCATCACCCCCGGCTACTTTTCGATCATCGAGGAACGTGCGCGGGAAGGTTACCACGTTCTCTTCGAAGGGATCGTCGCGCAGCACTGCACAGGAAAGCTCCTGGATCTTCACAGAGCCAAGCTGGACGTTCTCGTCATTGGGCTTACGACCCCTGTCGAGATTTGCATCGAACGGGTGAAAATTCGCCGCGCCGAGGGACAAGGGTACAAGAAAGAGCTAGTTCTCGACCCGAGCAACCTGATCCGTGAAGAACGCTCCGTAAAGAACGCCCTCGCCAAACTGAAGTCTAACGGTGTCCACGTCGAGCACATGGACGTGGCCGACGCCATCAAACGAATTGCGGGGATCTTCGGATGTTAGAAGAAAACGTCAATCAGTTCTTCGCTACGGCTCGGGAACGTTACAACATCAAACTTCGACGGGAAGCTGGAGAACCTCCGCCGTGGACATTCGACCCTCACTTCAAGACGTGGCGATTCTGCAACGTTCATCGCGAAGACGACAAGACCACCGTTCACTTTCGCGAGAACGTTCGCAACCCACTAAAGATGGCTCCACTGTTTCATCAGCTTCGGTCGGCGTTCATTTATCGTTGGTTCAACCGAATTGAAACCAACGATATGATTCTTGATCTTCTTCGTGGTGAATGGAACACCGAAGAAGCGAGACGGCGACTCGAAGGGTGGAGCCCACTCGTCACTGGTGCGTTTATGGTCAGTTCTCCCGCAGGGTGCAACAAGCTGGATGGCATCTTGTGGTGCATTGACACTTCACTCCCAATGCTGGAAGGCTTTCTCGGAAATTGGGGAACTGCCATTTACGGATTTGAAGGACTCAAGGGTTGGTGGAAGCATCTCAAGACCCTACCCTACATGGGCGGATTCATGGCCTACGAGCTGGTCTCCGACCTTCGCTGGACTCCCCTTCTGGACAAGGCACCTGACATCATGACGTGGGCCAATCCGGGTCCTGGTGCCCAACGTGGGCTGAGCTGGCTCACGCACGACGACAACACAATCAAAATCGACCAAGACGATGTTCAACCGTCGATGCAGGAACTCCTTGCAAGGGCTGGAGATTCTGCGTATTGGCCTAAGGAGTGGCGTTCTTGGGAGATGCGTGAAGTTGAGCACTGGCTCTGCGAATACGACAAATGGGAGCGCTCAAACCACGGTCAGTCACAAAAGCGGAGGTACTCGTACTAATGTACGTCATCGAAGCCAGAAACGTAAACGACGCTGCTCAGCACGCGTACAATGTCATCAACAAAATTGGAGTCGAACGTGGGAGCCGTAACGGTCCAGTACTTGTCTCTCCATATCCCGTCACTACCGTTTATCTCCGGCCCTGGGAGCGTGTGCTGTTTGGTGAAAAACGAGACGCAAATCCGTTCTTTCACCTATACGAATCCATGTGGATGCTGGCAGGTAGACGAGATCTTGATCCTCTTCTTCGTTACGTCAAGAACTTCTCCCAGTTCAGCGACGACACTTCCACTCTTCACGGAGCCTACGGGTATCGTTGGCGAAAGATGTTCGGAACCGACCAGCTCGACGTGATCGTCGAACGTCTCAAAAAGAATCCGGAAGACCGACGCTGTGTTCTCCAAATGTGGAGTGCCATTCACGACCTCGACATTAACTCTCGTGACATACCTTGCAACGATACCGCTACGTTTCAAATCGGTCACGACGGTAAGCTAAATCTCGTGGTCTTTTGCCGTAGCAACGATATCGTTCTTGGGTGCTACGGGGCGAACGCGGTTCACTTCTCTTTTCTGCTGGAATACATGGCGGTGAGAATTGGTGTGCCGATGGGGACGTATTCTCAAGTCAGTGTGAATTGGCACGCCTACATCTCGACTCTCGACAAGTTGAAGTACGATACGTCGCTCGACATTCAACCCTACGACAATCTGGACACCATTCCAATTCCTTTCGAGAACACTGACAGGTGCCTCTTAGACCTGCTGAAAAACGTGGACGAACAGGATCAACGGGAAGACCTATTCAATACCCCTTGGATGGACACCGTGTGGCGAGTCATGTTGGCCCATCAACGTTACCGTCTTTATCCACCACCGTATCGGTTTGAATTTTCGTTGAACGCCCTCGCTAAGTCGGTTCACGTCACCAACGATTGGATCGTTGGGGCAACACAATGGCTCGAACGACGTTATCGGACCTGGAGAGACCACTAATGGCTATCCTCCTTTCGGATCTAAACCTTGCTACAATCGGCCCGGAAGCAATGGAACGAATTTCACGACAGACAATGCCTGCATGTGGATCTTGTAAGTATTGGAGTAAAGGCACGATTCAAAATCAGAAAGGATTCCCAATAGGAAATTGTAAGAAAATTCATTGGCAAGATATCAAAGACGGTACACTGGCCGCTTGTGAATCTCCTGGTGAATTGGAAACACGTTCCGATTTTGGATGCACTATGTGGGAGACAAAATCATGAGCTACACAATCGCACTCATCAAGCCTGACGCAGTTCAACGGAGATTGGTTGGCTTAATCATCTCCAGGGTTGAAGAAACGGGACTCGGCATTGTCGCAATGAAGATGCTTCACAGCAGCGGATGGAACGCCAAAGCGTTCTATTCTCGGCAGCACTTCGGAAAGCCGTATTACCGCGATCTTTGCACGTTCATGCTTGCAGGAGATAGCTTCGGTCTCGTCTTGTCAGGAACGGACGCTATCATGACGTGGCGGGATAAGATGGGTTCCTTCAACACTCGTGCTGAAGGGACCATCCGCGGGGACTTCATGTTGAAGGATGCCCGTCCAATGGAGAACCTCGTCCACGGTTCTGACAGTCTGGAGAGCTATGCTTACGAATACAACGTTCTCTTCGGGCAGCCTGTCAAACTGGGAGACGTATCACGGTGCGTTTGCAACCATTTTCACTTACTGACGAATGAGTTGCAAGAAGGAATCGAAAACACCCGCACGGAACGATGTGCTCAATGTGGGTGTCTACACTTCGTCGCAGGAGAGTTGGTCAGGAAGTAATCCATTAAGGAGAAAGTATGAGAAAGACAAAGAAGCACCTTGGCCGTAAGTTTTCGGAAGTTCTCAACGGGAAGAGTTTCGACGAGCATGTCGAAATTATCGGTGACCCTGAAGAAGTCAGGAATACCGTCGTAAAAGAGATGCTCGATGAAGTTGATAAGCGGGTGGTTTCTGCCTCCGTCAATCACCCGTCGCACTACGGCGGAAAGAACGACAAGTTCGAGCACATCAAGGTCGCCGAGGCAAAGGGTTGGGACGGAGACGCCTACATCTACAACCTGACGCGCTACATTTGGCGTCTCGAATTCAAAGACGGCAAGATCACAAATCTGAAAGACGCCCAGCCTGTGATTCAGGAACTCAAGAAGGCCCTGTTCTATCTCCAGCGCAGGGTCAGCAGACTCGAGAAGTGACATGACCGAATCCAAAGGTGGAATCACCTTTCTTGAACTCTTGCTGGTCGTATTCGTTACACTCAAACTCTGCAAGGTAATCTCCTGGTCCTGGTGGTACGTGATGACACCTCTCTGGATTCCTGTTCTACTTGCGCTGATAGTGTTTGTCGGAGCCTGGATCTGGAACCATAAATGAAGGGAGTTATCTTCAAACTCGTATTGAACCGTGGTTTCGGGTTCATTCGAGGCGACAATGGAGTCGCCTACTTCTTTCACGCACGAGAAGTCATCCCTACTTTTGCCTTCGACATCATGCGTGAAGGAATGGCTGTTGAGTTCATATCAGATATCTGTGAAAAGGGACCACGGGCGGAGAAGGTTCGAGTCGACAAATCCCTTGAACTGAAAGCAGCGAATGCGAGAAAGTTAAAGTAATATGGATCTGTCACGTTCACGAATCCCGCCGTTCGACCACCAGAGGGTCGGCGTTGACAAACTCGTTATGTGGAACGAGCCCAGCGTCGGCCGCATTCACGGTGGATGCTTTGCTTTGTTCGACGAAATGGGAGCGGGCAAAACAAAGCAAGTCATTGATGCAGCACAAATCCTATTTGAAATAGGAGAAATTGACCTTGTAATTGTCATCACTCCTAACACCGTTCGACCAGTCTGGGTCGATCCCGACTTTGGAGAACTGGAAAAGCATTCTTGGGAAGATCTCCCAGTTGCTTGGACCGAATATCGTCAGAAAACTCGATCCTGGGGGCGAGGGCCGAAGGCTGACCGACGCCTTGATTGGATCGTGACGAACTACGATTTCATTCGTAAGCACGAGCGGCTGGAATACTTGCTCCAGTTTGCTGGCCCTAAGACCATGCTCGTGTTGGACGAATCAACAGCGATTAAGAACCCAACGACTCAGCAATTCAAGGCTTGCCTGAAACTGAGGCGGCTCTGTAAGCGCGTTATAATCCTTAACGGTACACCTATCGCTAACAACCCTGGTGATCTGTTTGCCCAGATGTACATACTCGACCCGAAGATCATAGACCAGAAGAACTGGTTCTACTTCCGTTCGCGATATGGGATCTTGGGTGGGTTCAAGGCAAAGCAGATTGTCGGTTGGCGAGACGTTGAAGACTTGCAACGTCGCATCGCCCCATACTGCCTAAGACGGCTGAAGATGGACTGTCTCGACCTTCCACCGAAGCTAGATCCGGTGATTGTGCAGACAACGTTGACTCCTCCAACGTGGAAGATCTACAAAGACATGCGCGATGACATGCTAGCGTGGCTGGATACGCAGACTGTAGCAATCTCATCTCAAGCTGCCGTCAAGGCCATGCGCCTCGCACAAATTACGAGCGGGTTTCTTGGTGGAATTGAGGACGTTGACTTGCCAGAGCCGACCCCGACCGGACCGACCGAAACTGACGCTAGCCGGCCGCCGTGGGTGCCCGTCCTGGCGTCGGTAAACGGCCCTGGGAGGCCAAACGGGAACCCGGCCGACCCTTCACCCCTGCCGGCCGGTTTGGACGGCCCCACGCGGGAAATTGGCTCCGAAAAACTGGAAACACTTCTCGACTGGATTGGTGAACGTCTCGAAAACGAACCCAACTTTAAGCTGATGGTTTGGTGCCGATTTCGTGTCGAACTTCAGCGATCAGTGCGCGCCATCGAAGCCAGGTTTCCTCACGTTCAGGTAGGTTCTATCATCGGTGGGCAGAAGGCGGATGACAGACAGCGATCATTAAGCCTGCTTCATCCTAACACGGCGCCCGAGGGTCCTGTCGTTGTTCTCGGTATCACGCAAACTGGCGCGACTGGGATAAACCTGACTGCGGCGCACGATGTCTTCTATCTCAGCTTCAATTACTCTTTGTTCCTGTGGCTTCAGTCTATCGACCGTGTTCATCGCCCCGGTCAGACATACCCTGTGTCACAGTGGGATTGCATGGCTATCGGGCCTGATGGTCAGAAGACGATAGACCATGTGGTGCTCAAAGCTGTGAAGAACAAGGATGACATTGCCAAGTGGACTACCTCCGCTTGGGTATCCGCATTGAGGGAAGAATGAATCCTGTAATGCCTAGCCCTGAACATGGGGACGAGTTCTTTATTGGAAGAGGCCAAGAGAAATACTACGAAGTTATCCCTGCACGTGTTCGGAGGGACGAACATTGGGACAGCCCTCGTGTGACTACCGAGTGGCAGCCGACAGCGGAAGAACTTGCGATCTTGATGAACGGTGGAAAGATCAGGCTCACGTTTCTCACATTCGGTTCCCACTTTGCTCCAATGATGCAGGAAGTAATCGCGAAGGAGGACCAATGATTTGATAAGATAGCAACGGAATCGGCACAACGTAGTACTTGGGGAGCTCGCCGGGCGACTAGAAGCCTGATCGGGTAGACCGAATGGCGCAACTCCCCAAGCGTTTCTCTTGACTTTAGTTTGAAACTGTGTTACACTGGACGTTTGCAAGGAGAAAGCATGGGAAAATGGGACCATCTCGTTGGAACGTATCCCACGCTGATGGAAGACGAAGATTCCAACCGACAAGAGAAAATCAACAAACTGAAAGAAGCCATTCTCCTCGAAGACGAAACACCTGAGGGGCTGGTCAGACGCTACCACGAGAAGCGTGCTGAGTTGGACTTAATCGACCTTCAGCGTTCAGGCGTCAACATGCTCGTTGACGCTTACGAGCAGCTGATCGTTGACAAGTTTCAACGAACAGGACATCACAGAATTGTGTTGGCCGACGGCATCGACGTCAGCACACAACCTTCGCCGTATCCTAAGGTCAAGGACCCAGAAGAGTTTCGTCTCTGGTGTCTTGAAGAAGGGTTGGAGAAGTCGTTGAAGCTCCACCCTAGCACAACGTCGGCGCTCGTAAAGAAGCGACTCGAAGATGGACTTGCACCACCGCCCGGTATCACACTGTATATCGGATGGCAAGTCAAGCGCAACAGCTAAGAGGCGTTGTCGGGAGACCGACCACAAATAACTGAAATAGGAGAAGCAAATGGCGAAAGCAGAGAAGACGGAAATCGCAAAGACGGAAACGGCTGCTTTGATGGCCCGTCCGGCGTTCATCCCTTCTGGTACCGAGGGGCGTGAACACATCGAGAAGCGTGACATCACCATTCCACGCATTCAGATCGCGCAAGCCCAGTCTCCGCAGGCACTGGACGGCGATCCGAAGTACATCGACGGTCTTCGCGCCGGAGACGTCTGGAATTCCCTGACCAAGGAGAACCTTGGCCGCGGTCCCATCAAGTTCAGCATCGTCCAGGGTGTTCCGCCGACGTGGTTGGAGTTCAACCCACGCGAAATCGGGGGCGTGAAGGAATTCAACATCCCCGAAAGTGACCCTCGTACCAAGTCGGTCAACGGTGAGCGGCCGGTCGCCACCATGATGTACAACTACATCATTCTCATGCACCCGCTCAGCATGGAAGCACCGATGTCCGGCATGGTCATGATGTCGTGCAAGGGGAGCAACCTCAAGCACATGCGTGACCTCAACACGTTCATTCAGATGCGTAACACACCCATCTGGACCGGCGTCTACGAACTGAGAACCGTTCTGGAGAAGAACTCGTTGGGCACGTTCTACGCCTACGATTTCGTCAACGCTGGCTGGCCCGAGTCCGAAGACCAGATGAAGGCCATCAAGTCCGTGTTCGACTCCATCAAGGGGAAGAACATCAAGGGCGAAGGCGACGACGTGATTGGCCCCGACGATCCGGGCGCCGAAAGCGAAATCTAGTTGTAATCTGTAATTGCCGGCAGGCTCGCATAGTTGCCGGCACCTGGGAGATTACAACTTGAAACTCGGGGACGCTATTTACCTCACAAACGGCTGCGACATCTTCGCGGTCGTAGTTGATCTGAAGGAACATCACGCACTGATGCTGTCCCAAAGCCGCTACTACTTTCGAGTAAACAAAGAGGCTTTGCCGCGACTCCACACTGAGCTTGTTGCCCTATCAACCGAAGTCATCGAATGTGACTGCAACCTAGAGGCACATGCTAAACATCGCGCTTGAAATCCCACTTGTCAGTATAGACACCGAAACGACTGGAGTTAACCGACAGATTGACCGGGTAATCCAGATCGGCGTTGTGAAACTGAGCCCTGACGGAGAAGTCAAGAAGTGGCAGACCTACATCAACCCAGAAGAACCGATTCCACCAGAATCGACAGAGATTCACGGCATTACTGACGAGATGGTGAAGGATGCTCCACCCTTCAAGAATATCGCTGGGCGTTTGGCGAAGGCTCTGACAATGGTGGACATCACAGGGTTCAATGTCTACTTCGATATCTCAATGTTGAAGGCAGAGTTTCGTAGGGCAAACGTGTTGATCCCTGGGCTGGAAGCCTGCCGTGTCATCGACGTTCAAAAGATTTACCGCAAGTATCACAAGCGCAAACTCAAGAACGCCGTTAAGCTGTATCTCAACGAAGACATGATTGGCGCGCATGACGCGCTGGTGGATGCAGAGTACAGCTTGCGTGTCCTGGCTGCTCAGCTTGAACTATATCCTGAACTGCCGAAGTCTGTTGGTGAGCTTAATGCTCTCCTTGAAGCCCCGTCAGGGAATAAGGTGGACGCGGAGGGGAAGCTAGTTTGGAGAAACGGTGAAATCTGCCTGAACTTTGGCAAGACTCCCGGTCGGCCATTACGATTGGTCGAAAAGAAGTATCTCAAGTGGGTGATAGCTGGGGACTTCTCGCGTCAGGTGAAAGTGTACTGCCAAGACGCTCTAGATGGCAAGTTCTATAAGAGGTGAAAGAATGAGTGGTTCAAGCAAAATCTACAAGGCCAAACAAGACGCAGCAATCGCCAAGCGCAGGGAAGAATTGGCCCATGAGGATAGACTGAATATGGAGAACGGGCATAAGTCCGCCCTTATCATTATCTTTCTCATAGGAGCATTTTCTGGTGGCATTGCTGTTGCGATAGCAGCATTTCTATTCCACCGATTCTAATACATGTTGACATCTAGTTTCAAAACATGTATAATGCGCGCCCTTTCGGTGACCCCACAATGACTCAGTTCTGTCCAACGTGCAATCGACTCGTTGAAGCCGACATAGAACTGAGCTACAAGGACGGCTTTCTCATTTCAGACCGTAGCACTTGTACTGTCTGTGCTCGTGTACTTTGGAATTGGGATCGCAGGGTTTACAATGTTGGAGTCCCTGACGCAAAGATAGTTGCTGCGTTTGTTGGAGGAAAGAAGGTCAAGGTTAGAACTCCGAAGCAAGGGGATCTATGGTAGACCTTGACCGAACACTACGAGCCATTGACTATCAGCACTGGCGCGTGGTCCTGCTAGCGCCGCGAAGCAAACGGCCCTCTGGAACGACGTGGACGGTCACCACGAACAGTGATACGGTCAAGGAACACTTGGACGCGGGCGGCAATGTCGGCCTAGTGTGCGGCCCCGATAGTGGCGTGGCCGTCCTCGACTTTGACGACTTGACAGCTATGGGGGAGATGTTCGGGTCTATTGGTCCGCTCCCATTGACTGTCGAAACAGGCAGCGGCAAGTATCACTGCTATGTCAAGTGGGAGCCTGGGCTAAAGGCAAAAATCGAGTGGAAGGGCAAGCGTGTTGGTGATGTTCAGCGCGGCCCTGTTAGCATCAACGATGCTCAGCTCCAACACGTAGTGATGCCACCAAGTATCCACCCGAACGGTAACGCTTACAGTTGGTGCGAGGGTGCCAAAATCCCTGGACCTCTCCCACAAGCATGGCGCGAGCTACTAACGGGCGCCTCGACAAAGCAGCGAACCGGAGCAGTCAGCCACGGCTTAACTGTCGAGCAGCGTATTGTGATGGCGAAGGCTTGGCTCATAACAAGACCTCCCGCCATTCAAGGCCAGCATGGTGATAATAGGACGTACATCACGGCTGCCTGCGTGGCTTACGACCACGACCTCGCGGAAGACGAAGCCTTCGATGCAATGCGGGAGTGGAATGCTGCGTGCATTCCTCCTTGGTCAGAAGCAGACTTACGGCAGAAGATTCGTAGCGCGTTGAGAAGTGCGACCGGAGGCCGTGGTGAAAAGCTACGGTTTCATGAGTCAGTACCGCGGCCCTCGTGGGTGCCTCTGGGCGACGAAGGTTGGCACTGGCTACGAGAAGACCGTGAACTCGCAGCCACTGACGAAGAACTCGCGCAGGAAGAAGGCATCGACCCCACGGCCGAAGAATTCCACACTCTTCAGGAGTTACAGGAACTGGCGCCCACGCCAGAGGACCTTGATACTGAACTGGACGACGGCGACACGTTAGACGAACCTCCACCGGAAGAAGACATAATTGATTAACTTCAGGAGACTTATGAAACGAGTTGGTAGTGACTGAAGTGAACCCGGAGACCAATGTCACTCTACCATTCATCAAGATGCGGGCGGGTCATATCCTGGAAACCGTACAGGATATTGAACGTATCTTGGTGGGAATTGGTGGGATCTATAATCGAGGGGGCGAACTTGTCAGACCTATTCGCCTATCGAAGTTGGAAGAGAAAGGAATACGTCGTCAGCCGTCGGCCATTGTCCTGATTAGCGTGAACCCTGTTTGGTTGATTTACCATTTCTCTCAACACATGCGTTGGTACTCCTTCATTAAGGGTACGAAGAAATGGAAACAGAGCGACCCTAAGACTGTCTATGCACAGACCCTCTTGGAAAAGGGTGAGTGGGCATTCCCAATCCTTAAGGGCATTATCACTACGCCGATCGTAATGACGGATGGTCGCATTCTTGAGAAGTCGGGTTATGATGCGGAATCGCAATTGCTCGTGGACATTGAAGAGGGCGCGTTCCCTAGCGTACCGATAACCCCGAATGAGGATGACAGGGTTCGAGCATTGTCGATTGTATTGCGTCCTCTACGTGGTTTCCCGTTCGTAGATGAAACGGCAAGGGCGATTGCTGCAAGTGCGATGTTGACAGCGTTGATGCGTCCCGCGCTGCGCACCGCTCCCATGCACGGGTTCGATGCCCCGGTGGCCGGCACAGGAAAGAGTCTGTTGGCCGAGGCTGCGGGGCTGCTCGCCACTGGCACGAAACCTCCGGCCATGTCACAAGGTAAGTCGGAAGAGGAAGACCAGAAGCAGTTATCAGTAGTGTTGCACAGTGGTGATAGGGTGCTGCACATTGACAACTGCGATCGTGCCATTTCGGGAGACTTCCTCTGTAGCATTTTGACACAGGAGGTTGTGCAGGCTCGGATCCTCGGGCAGTCAGAACGTAGGGTGCTCCCGACGAACACATTTATCATGGCGTCAGGGAACAACCTCGCCATTGCGGGAGACATGTCACGGCGTATTGTGATCTGTCATTTAGATGCTCACACTGAACGACCGGATACAAGACGTTTTGACTTTGATATGCACGAAGAAGTGCTGCGAAATAGAGCACAAATCGTTATTGCATGTCTTACACTGATTCGTGGGTACGTTAACGCCGGTCGGCCTGGTCAGGAGGCACTTACGCCGATGGGTTCCTTCGATGATTGGGAACTCGTACGTGGTGCTTTGGTATGGGCAGGGTTGCCAGATCCAGCAAGTATGCGGGATCAGATCTTCGATAGTGACCCTAAGAAGGATGAACTTCGAACCATCATGATGATGTGGGAACGAGCGTTTAAATTTGAGCCTAAATCAACTTCAGACATATCCAACACCATTACTAATGAGATATCTGATCTTCATAAGAAATTTATTGAGGTAGCTTGTCGAGCTGGTCAGTGGTCCTCGAAGTCTGTAGGTTGGTGGTTGCGAGGGAACAGACATAAAATAGTCGATGGAAAGCGATTTACAAGTGAAGTAGGTGATCACAAAGTACAACTTTGGAGACTTGAAGCAACACAACAAGAGGTAAAGTATGAATAATCCTGTCAGAAAGTTCCATGAGCCGGCTCTTTGGAAAGTTCTGATGGGACCTTTAAGAACTAAGTCCTTTAGATTCAGTATGTTGGGTTTTACGGGTTATGGTGGGTTTTAGATAACCCACGCGCGAAAGAAAATGGTTTTTCATACGGTAGGGCCGTAGAGAACCCACTGAAACCAACAAACCCCCTAATGGCAATAATTCCTGAATTTTAATGGTGGAGAAACCACACGGAACCTACATTATAACATCACCGAAGATGCTTGACGGCTTCAGGGACCGTGCTATAGTCCAACCAGTATGGCCTCACAAACACCTCCCGACGAGACGCAGTTCAACGATTCCTTCCCTCAACCAAGCCGCGACGCAGAGACTTCCCTGACAAACAGTGATGGCACCTATCGTCAAGGGCCGAAATGTATAGCTCGTGTGTCAAACGGAGACCGCTGTTCAAGAGCCGCCACAAACGGCACATCCCTCTGCCATCTCCATGGCGGCACCGGTCATCTCGGTTTGACGAATGCCAGGATGCGACTCACCGCGATGGCGACTCCTGCCATGAACGTCATCGAGAAAGTCCTGACCATCGAACCTGCGTGTAAGGTCTGTGGACGATTTGACGATCCCTCACTCGCCGTTCGCGCTGCGTTCGCGATTCTGGATCGCACGGGGTTTGGTCCCAGCTCCAAGGTTGAGGTTGACGTTCCTTCCATGACAAACCTCACTCACGAAACCAAGTCTCAATTGGTGGCGCGGTTGGAACTCCTCAAGAACACTATCTCGGAAATGCCTGAGACTGTCGAAGCGGAGGTTGTTCGTGAAGACTAAGGAGAATCTATGGTGAACTATAAGGTAACAGTCCGAGGGACTCGTAGTGAAGAGACCTTCAAACCTCAATCAGACACTGCTTTGGACAAGGAGTTGGCAGCCTATTACGATCGCACTCCTGGTGCGAAAGAAAAGGCCATCTCCAAGGGGCAGTATCATGACGCCAAAAGCATCGCATCAACGGCGGCAGATCATGTCGGGACAACTTCGACAAACGGGGATCAGAAAGACGGCGGCGGAGGTGGCGCAGACGATCAGCCTCGTGACGAGCATGGGCGCTGGACGAAGTAATCAACCTCCTGGCGAACTTATGACCCTACGCGAGCAACGTGTACTCTTCACGTCATTACTGTGTGAGTTGGTCGGGTGGATTGAGTCTTTGGGCTATGATGTAGCCTTTGACGAGGGCACGGTCCATTCTCCGCGTAAGGGGCGAACAAAGACCAACGTACTCCTTGAAGTCGAGGACGCTGTTCACGTAAAGGAGAGCTTCCATCATCAAGGTCTCGCAATGGACCTTCTCGTGTATACGCAAGAGGGCACGTACATCAGCAACGGAAAAGACCCTTTGTGGATGCAGATCGCAATTCGTTGGGAAGGGATGCACCCTCTTTGCACGTCAGGTATCAGATGGTCAGACGCCAATCATGTGTCCTTTGGAGAAGGCAGCAAGGAGACGCCACTCAGTGCGTCCAAATAAGCCTATCGGCAAACGTGGCATCACGTCTAACCTTCCTCCTGGTACGTTACTCAAGACCACTGACAATAGGATGTACGTTACGCAAGAAGGTGGGATGGTCAAGCGCCTGACTCCCAAGGTTCGGCGCAAGAAAGGGAGAAAATGAAGTTCAAGTTGATTGCCGTACTCTTGGCAGCGTGTCTCGGTCTTAGCTGTGCGAGTAGTGGTGGCGCACGACGTATCGGCGCTGTGACCTTCATCAGTTCAAAGGCCACCATCAGTGCAGTGCAAGACGTCGAGGAACAAGTCGTATGCGGCCGATTGCACGCACCATCGGCACCGAATTGTATCTCCATTGACCAACATCACCAATTCAGTAAGATGTTCGGTGAAGCGATTGGTTACGAAATCCAGGTAGGCCAGATCGTGCGGGCCATACCTCAAGGCGCCCCTCAGCCGGCCGAAGTGGGCGACCTACTCATGAAAATTGGCAAGTTGATTCAGTCGATCGTGAATGACTTGCCGAGCAAGGCACCTCAAGTCGTCACACTCCAACAGAACTTAGGAGGACGTTAATGCCCGGGATTGCCCTTATCCTCGAATGGGTCAACATCGCCAACACTGTCATGAGTGCTGGCATTCCGATGTTCAACCAGATCAAGGACGTTCTCAAGGACAACGGTTACGAGGTCGACACCGCCGCCATCGACGAAGCCCTTGCTGACCTGGAGCTTCGTGCCGCACGAGCAAAGGCTGAAGAGACGGCGACCGAGTAATGCGTATGGACAGGAGAACAAGGTACTACATGAGAAGCGGTTTCTCATTCTTTGCTTTCCTATTCATCGTTCTTCTTTCAACTCACATGCTGTACCGAGTAGCAGCTGAGACAGGCACAGTTCGGATGCCGGCCATGTTGCACGCAACTCACAAACCGAAGAAATAGAGGAAGTAATGAAGAGACTAGGCTCGTATCTGTCAGTGCTTGTGTTGCTTGGCATCGTATCGTGTGTTCGGAATCCTCCAAACACCAATTCGAGCCCAACACCAACAGCCTCGCCAAGCCCCGCTCCTGCGAACGCTTCTCCCACACTGGTACCTCCGGACTGCCCACCTGAGATTCCGCAGACATGTACACCGGGATGGCCCGACGCAAATCCATGGCACGCCAATGTGGTGATGGCCGCTGTCGAGGTGATCAAGGTACAGCATCCCGAATGGTACAATCATGAGAAGACACAAGTCCTGCCTCCTTTTCGTCAGCAATATGATTTCGCAATGGCTGACGAGATTCGCACGCAGACGGCCTATGGGACGTGGGATGCCATCGTGGACGCATGCAATTGCGACACTATCGAAATCACCCCGCGTGGTACGACTACCTATTATGAAGAGTACGCATTACTCATCAGCAATGGTAATTTGCGCCCACCGAACATGGATGGCTTCCGCGCACGTTGTGAGCCGCGCTGCTGGCCGATTCTAGGGGCCGCAACTCCGACGCCGGTCCCTACAACGATGCCGTCCCCGACTTCGACGAGGACACCCGTTCCAACCCGAACCTCGAAGCCGACTCCGACGGACACGGCATCTGCGACAGCAACTCGGACGGCGATTGCCACGCGAACCCCGATCGCAACTCGTACCCCTACGGCCACTGCCACACGAACGAGTATAACTCCGCGTCCAAGTGCAACGAGCGCGACTCCTGCACCGAAGCTGTGCGGCCCACTCGTTAAGGTGGGTATCTCAAAACTAGGCAACTCATTCAAGGTCGGTGCTCTCACTTGTCAGTGGTTCAGTCCAACGGCACGATTCATTAATCCCGGCTGTCCTCGTAATAACACTGACGGATGCCCATGCAATAAGGAACACCACGAGTACTGCGAATCAACGTGCGACGTTGAAGATGGCAGCCGTGACGTGCTTATCACTGCAAGCGGCAGTGTCAAAGATACATGGCAGACGATTCACAAACCCACGGATCCCGCAAACGTTTATCGCGGTTCAAAGGTTGCATTTTGCGGAATCGCCAAGGCCCCTTATGCCTTGAGCGTGGACCTCGAAGAAGGAGCCAAGAATCAGAAGGGCGACATCATCAAGAAGGTTCCGGGGTTCAAACCCACAATTCTCACAGGACGGTTTTGAGGTAGACGTATCACCGGGTACAATCGCGCTTCGTGGCGCAGGGAGGATAAGTCCATGTTTTTGACCTTGCTCACAGTTGTTCAGCCAATTACGGATCCGCAAACGGTAGCAAAGATCGCAGAAACCGCGGCAGAATCAAGCGGTTGGACTCCTGGGGCTGTGAACATGGTCCTCGGAACGTTGGTCGTTCTGGTGGGCTCAATAACTACTCTCGCCACACTCGTTTGGAATATGTGGCGGAGTATGAAGGTTGCGAAGGAAGATGCACTCGCAGTTGCAACCGACATGGGAGCAAAGGTCGAACAGGTTCATGCTCTGGTCAATGCCGCTGACACCGAGAAGTTAGCACGTATCGACCGACTCACGACACGTGTTGCTCAGCTCGAGCCTACGCCGTCCAACATCGCAGAAAGTGACGCCGCTTCTGAAGCTCTTCGAGTTAAGAACGTCGTCAATGAGGCCGCACGAACCAAGAGTCAGTTTGTCGAGGAATCGATGAAGGCTCTTCGGGCGGTGAAGTGACGGATCCAATGGACCCATCTCACCTAACTCTCTATCAGGCGGTTGCCACAGTTGTTGCGATAGTCATCGCGGTTACTGTGGCTACGATAGGGATCGTATGGAAGGTCATGAAGAAAGTAACAGCATCTTTTGACGCCTTGCCTGTACTCCAAAATGGTCTTCAGATCGTTGCAGTGGATGCGACCGAAGCGCTGAGGACTTCACGAGCAGCGTTCGAACGTATCGATCAGCGTAACGCCGAGATTCACAAACGCCTCGACGAACACATTGCCGAGGACAATTCACGCCACATCGACATTGCCACTGACATCGGTGGCTTACAGTCTTCCACCCAGATCATTCAAACTACTCTATCTGCAATGCGTGGCGATTCGGCTCGCATTGAAGGTAAGGTGGACGTGATCTTGATGGAACGTAGAAAGGATCCATAGAATGCTCAGTTCTGTAACAGGAATCCTGTTTCTAGCAGCAACCATCATGGTGATTGCACATGCCGGATGGGGTCGCCCAAATCTGTGGGTGCCCGTGCTGTTGATGGCGATCGCCCATCTGCTGTCGTACATTCCACTCCGTTAACACATGACTCTCCACGCGCACCGTCGGCGTGATAGGAAGTGGGCATCCCGTTACATAGTTCTCTTTGACGGTGTGCATCACCCTAGGGCTTATTACGCCGATGGCCGACGTGGTGTCATCCGGGAATTTGTCACTGACGAGAACGGGAAATTCATTCACGACTGCGAGAAGGGCGAACTCAAGAAACAGGAACTCAGGGGTCACGTTAAGTGGAGGAGAATACGGTGAGAGTTAAGATCACAGGTGGTCCTGGTCCTGCTACGATTAAGGTAATCGACATGGACACGGGAGAAGACCTAACTCGTGACGTACTGGAAATCCACTGGCACGCAACTCGCAACGACCTTGCCCACGTTACTCTAATAATTAGAGAAGCCAGCGTGGACGTTGAAGGAGAAGTCACAACGTAATGAGTAGCCTCTCTAGGGAACAGCTACAAGACGAAATCGAATTCCTTGAGGCTGAACTCTGCCGACGGTCGCTTCACACGTTTGTGATGACCGCATGGAAGATTATAGAACCGGAGACGTCGTTTAAGGATAACTGGCATATCCGTGGGCTGTGTGCCGAACTCGAAGCTGTAAGCCGCGGAGAAATTACTCGCCTCGTCATTAACGTTCCTCCAGGTTCAATGAAGTCGATCCTAGTCAACGTGATGTGGCCTGCCTGGGAATGGATTAAGCATCCTGAATACCGTTACCTGACAGCCTCCTACGGCTATAAGCTCTCGGGGAAGCACGCCAAGGATTTCTTTAATGTTGTGAGATCACCTTGGTATAAGAAGCACTTTAGATCACTGGAAATTAAAGGTGACACTCACGAAACCATTACTACTCAGAAAGGTGGTTGGCGAGTAATGACCTCCGTTGGTGGTCCTGGAACGGGCCTCCACCCAGACCGCATTATCATTGACGACGCAATCAGTTCTGAACAGGCTCGGTCCGACACCGAGAGAACGACCGCGAACGAATGGTTCGATGGGACCATTAGCTCTCGCGGTCTTTCTCGCGGTGTTGTGCTAATCATTATCATGCAGCGTCTTCACGAGTTGGACCTCACTGGGCATGTAACGTCTAAATGGGAGCCTGGAACGTTCAGATGGATCATTCTCCCAATGCGTTTCGTTTCGGATAAGGCTGACCCCATAGATCCACGTAAGGAAGATGGCGAACTCTTTTGGCCTTCTCTATTTCCTGAACCGATTGTTCGGCAAATGGAGATCGACATGCAAGACCTCGCTTCTGGTCAGTTACAACAGGATCCAACACCAAAGGGAGGCGTGCTCTTTCAACGTACATGGTTTCAGCCTGTTGCCGAGGCACCTATCGGCGGTGACGAATTGCGTGGTTGGGATACTGCCGCATCTGCTGGGCAGGGTGACTATACCGTAGGAGTTAAGATCAAGCGTACTCGCGACGGCAAATTCTATATCATGCATGCTGTGCGAGGGCAGTGGTCTCCGTCCGACGTTGACACGGTAATGCTCCAAACGGCACAGGCTGACAGTAGGAGATGCAGTGTCCGTGAAGAGAAGGAACCAGGGTCGAGTGGCAAGTCAGTGATCCTTGCACGTACTCGCCTTCTTGCAGGGTTTGAGTACAAGGGTGTTCAAGTAGACTCGGACAAGGTGACACGTTCTCGTCCTTTTCGTGCTCAATGCGAAGCAGGAAACGTTTATATCGTACAAGGTCCGTGGAATCAGGCATACCTAGACGAACTCGAAAAATTCGATCGCGGTCGACACGATGACCAAGTAGACGCCACGAGTTGCGCTTTCAATGAACTGTGTATCATGTCTCGCGGGGTGCGTACTCGGCCCACCGTGTGGGGCTAACGGAGAAACCAATGCCTGTTGATGACGTCTGTGACGAGTACAAGGCCAATATCTTAAAGTGGGATCGGCTCCGGGACTGTTACAACGGTCGCGATGCCATCATGTTGCGAGGGTCACGGTATCTACAACCCTTACCGAGCACCACGCCCTCTGTGCAAACAAACCACGAACTCAGCACAGGGTTGGAATACGGCAACTATCCCACTTCCGACGAATACCTGCTGAGACCGAGCTACTTCAACGCCACTCGTCGAACGGTCAGCGGACTCGTTGGGTTGGTCTATCAGAAACCCGCGGTCGTCGAAGATTCAAGTCCTGCTTTGGACGAAGTTCTCAAGGACATTTCGGCCCGTGGTCAGATGAACGTTGACCAGTTCGGAGCCAAGGTCCTCCAAGAAGTCGTCCACATGGGCCGAGTTGGTATCCTCGTAGACGTAACGGAGGTTGACGAACAATCCTCCATTACCGACGATCGTCCATTCGTAGCCATCTACCACACAGAAGACATCACGAACTGGCGTTATTCTGACAAGGGCCGAGACAAGAAGCTCGAAATGGTCGTTCTTCGCGAGTACATTCAAACAATCGACCCCAAGGACAAGTTCAAGAGTGTTTGCGTCCCACAGTACAGAGTTTGTGAAATTGTCAATGGGCAATATCAGCAAACGATCTACACGAAGGTACAGGATACGTGGTCTATCTACGGTCCTGTTATCCCCAAGCGAGGGAAAGACTCCTTGGACTTCATCCCATTCGCATGTGTCGGCCCCACGGGGATGAACATGACCATCGAGGACAGCATGCTACTCGATATGGCCGATCTCAGTATTGGGTTCTACAAGAATTCCGCTGACTACGAGTATGGGCTGCATCTCGTAGCACTTCCGACGCCTTGGATTGCAGACGACGGTGCTCAGAAATCGGACGCCCCTCTTCGTATTGGACCATCCAATGTCTGGCAACTCAGTGGTTCAGGGAAAGCGGGGATGTTGGAATTCGGAGGACAAGGTCTCGGTGCCATTAAAGTTGCAATGGACGAGAAGAAGTCCCAGATGGCGGTCCAGGGATACCGAATGCTCGAAGGCATGATCGAAGTCAGGAAGACAGCGACCGAGGTCTTCGCGGATCACGTCACGGACCACGCCTCGCTGCGCACAGCAACGCAGTCTGTGGAGGAATGTATCACCTTGGTGGCGAAGTGGATCGACTGGTGGATGGTTCTCCCCACCACGCTGAAAGATCCACTAGACTCCAAGGTCAATATCGAACTGAACAAGCAGTTCTTCGATATGAAGGCCACTCCGGAAGAAGTCAAGACGCAGATGGCCAACTATCAGGCTGGTGACATTTCGTTCCTTACCTTCTACAATGGCCTCCAGACCGGCGACTGGACGCGCGAAGATGTGGACGCTGACGAGGAAAAGAAGCAAATCGAAAAGGAACAGAAGGAAGAGGACGCGAAGAAAGCTAAGGAGTTGGCCGCTAACCCTCCAATGCTCCCTGTTCAACCCACAATGGGAACTATCCCTCCCGCTTCAAATCAAACACCTGACGCCAAGGTTGTTGCTCTTAAGGCAACGAAATAACGGAGACTCAATGAGTCGTCCACGCAAAGAGAAACGACGTATCTACACTGTGAAAGTAAGTCTCGACATTGACGAATACGACGTGGCTTACCGCTTATCAAGTGGTCAAGCTATCTCGTTAGCGGAACTGTTCAGATTTGGGGTTTTCGGTTACCCAAAACCAAAGGGTAGCGAAAAAGCCTTGCAAAAGCCTTGATAATGTGCTTATAGTGCGCCCGGAAGCGTTTACTAGGTTCCTCTGGAGATAAAATGGCTCTCAAACAGTTGCTCAAGTCGCTCGACGAAGTGCCCGAAGCAATACGTGAGCATTACGTGAAGGATGGTGACGGGTTCAAGCTCACCGTGGACGGCGAGGGTGACGACCTTGGTAAGATCAAGGGTGCACTCTCAAAGGAACGTGAGCGTGCGAAGGAACTCGAACGGTCGCTTGCCGAACTGAAGCGTTCGATGGGTGACCTCGATCCTGCCAAGGCTCGTGAAGCCTTGGCGAAGGTTCAGGAGCTGGAAGACAAGAAGCTCCTCGACGAAGGCAAGATCGAAGAAGTCATCCTGGCACGTACCGAGCGTATGCGTGACGATTGGACCGCCAAGGAGACGGCGTTCCAGAAGGAACTCAAGGAAGCTCGGGACAAGGTTGCCGCCAACGAAAATCAGCTCAGCGAATTGATCGTGGACGGTGCTCTTCGTTCGGTCGCAACGAGCGTCAAGCGAACGCTGCTCCCTTCCTTCATTCGCTCGGCCAAGTCAGGTGACATCGACGGTATTCGCTGGGAGTTGCGGGACGGGAAGCCTGTTCCGCTCGTCGGTGATACCGTGAAGTACGGGAAGGACCCGTCTCAACCCATGACTCCTGAGGAATATCTCGAAGTCGTGAAGACGAAGGCTCCGGACTTCTTCGAATCGAACACTGGTGGTGCGGCTCCGGGTTCCGGAAATCGTCCCACCAGTAAGCATGTGCTCACTCGTGAGCAGGCGGCGGACTTGAACATCTACAAAGCGGCGAAAGAAGCCGCGGCGAAGGATGGGGCGACAGTTCAAATCCTGGCCGGGTAGTTCTCGTATTCGTACCTTGGTGCCAAGCAATAGCGTGATGCAAGGTGCCTGCAAGCCGAGACGGCTGCTCCAAGGTGAAACCGTTAACCAGTTTCATTTAGGAGGCAGGCACAGTGAGCAACACTCTCTCGGCATACAATCCCATTTTCTACGCTTCCGAGGCGCTGATCGCGCTCGAAAAGGCGTTGGGGATGGCCAATCGAGTTTACCGCAAACTCGACCAGGACAAGGGACGTGAACCCGGCGATACCATCACCATTCGTCGGCCTTCGGTTTTCACGGCGCTCAACGCGCCGACCACGGCTCAGGACTTGACGGCCGGTAGCGCGTCGGTTCTGCTCAACAAGTGGAAAGAGGTCAAGTTCGGCCTCACTGACCAGGAACTCACCTACACGGGTGAGCGCATCGTGGCGGAACACATCCGCCCTGCCGCATATGCTCTGGCCGACGCCATCGACCAGTCGCTTTGCGCGCTGTGGTCTCAGGTTCCGTGGATCAGCAATACGTGGACCTCGACTTCCACGGTTGCCGACATCTTGACCGCACGTCAGAAGCTCTTCGACAACGCGGTCCCGATGAACGACCTCCACTTCATGGTGGACGGCAAGCGCGAAGCTGAGCTGCTCGGCCTTACGGCCTTCTCGCAGTTCCAGGGTTCCGGCCCTCTCGGTGCCGAGACGCAGATCACGGGTTCCCTGGGAACTCGTTATGGTATCGAGTTCTTCGCCAACCAGAACGTTGCGAGCAAGACCTCGGCCACGGTCGCCGACCTCGCCGGTTCCATCAACAACGGTCCTGGCTACGTGGCAGGAACCAAGTCAATTCTCGTGACCGGGTTTGCTGCTGCGGCAGTGCTCACGGCGGGCGATGTCGTGGTGATCACGGGTCACACTCAGCAGTACGTTCTCACGGCTGGTGTCACACTGGACGGCTCGGGTGCAGGCACTCTCGCGATCGACAGCTTCAACCCTGGCGTTCAGGGAGGTGGGCTGGAATCCGCGGTCATCAACACGCAGGTTGTGACCATCACCCTTTCCGGTGGTTCGGGCGCCACGAAGTTCCAGACACTCGCATTCAATCGCAACGCCTTCGCCTTGGCGATGGCGCCACTGTCCATGATGGGCAACGGTCGCGGAGCGGAAATCTTCGTCGCTCAGGACCCGATCACGGGGCTGTCGGTTCGTGCCCGCCTCTTCTACGACGGGAACAACAGCAAAATGTTCGTCTCCCTGGACGCCCTTTGGGGAGTCCTGACGCTGAACGGAAACCTCGCAACGCGCGTTCTCGGCGCGTAAGTTTCGTCGGCGGCGCCTCCGGCACCAATTAAGGTGTCGGAGGCCTTCTCATAAGGAGGCGAACAAATGGCTCTCGAGCGTATCATCGTAAACGCAGGACGGGACATCGAATACTACAACGCCGGTGTCCCGACGGATGGAACTGCCGGCACGGGTGCCGGAGAATGCAACACTGGCGCTTTCTATACGGATACGTCCACGGGTGATCAGTACATCAACTGTGGCACGAAGCTCACTCCGGCATGGAAGCGTGTCATCACCGGTGTTCGCAAGATCAACCTTGCGGCAGCATCGGCTTCCTTGACTGCTCAGCAGTGCGGTCAGAAGTTCGTCGGAGCGGCCGACGCCATTTTCACTCTCCCGGCCATTGCCTCGTGCCCGACGGGTACGTGGTATGAAGTCGAGGGCAGTGGAACGGGCGGAGCGGCCGGCGTCAAGGTCACTCCTCAAACGGGTGAAGCAATCGGCGGTGCCGGTCTGACATCCACGGTCAGTCAGTCAGCAATCAACACACAGGGAACGGAGGCGGTCGGCGACATGATCCGCTTCTACAACAACGGTACACAGTGGATCGTTGATGCCAAGATCGGTACTTGGGCGAAGGCTTAAAGGAGACACCATGTATCGTGTTCAATTCATCCACAAAGACGGGACGCCCCAAGGCGATCTGGTGTATCACATCGCCGAACGGGACTACGATGTCAACGTTCACCGTATCGTTGTTGACCACGGCGACCCTGCCCAGGAAGACGAGAAGTCGGTGGAAGAGCAAAATTCTCCGGACATTTCGGAGTACGCCGCCAAGGATGCCATTCTCCTGGTGGAACAGGCCGAATCTCTGGTTGTCTTGCAGGTTTTTGAAGACCAGGAGAACAACAGCAAGGCTCGTGCAAAGGTTCTCGCCGCGATCGCAGAACGACGTTCGGTTCTGGAACCTCAGCAGTAAGGTGGTTTGAGATGGCGCCCACTCCTCTCGACATTGCGGTAGGCGGTCCGACATCGAACGCCTACGTGAGTATAGCGGTGGCTGATCAGTACCACCTTGATCATCCAACGCTGAACGGGCAGGTTTGGGCGCTTCTCACTCCGGATCAGAAGACGTCGGCAATTCTCTACGCGACTAAACTTCTTGATTCTCAGTATGTCTGGTACGGATCAGCAGTCAGTGTAACGCAAGCTCTGCAATGGCCCAGGATTGGACTTCTCACGACAAAGGGTTTTGCTCTACCTTACAACGTGATTCCGAATGAAATCCAATGGGCTAATGCAGAACTGGCGAGACAACTTTGTACGACGGATCGGACAGCAGAATTCGACGTAGGAGTGCAAGGCATTACCAGCATCAAGGCGGGGTCAGTAGCTCTTTCGTTTAAAGATGTCAATAGTGGACCGCCAATCATCCCTGTTGGTGTGTCAGCACTAATCCCATATATTTGGGGCTATCTCCTTGGTCAGTCCATGATGCGACCTCTGGTACGAGGTTAACGTGGGATTGAATGACATTCTTGCCTCTGGGGTTGCCACGGCCAATAGTATTACGGCTACTCTTCAGGTTCCTGTAATTCACGAAGCGTGGCTCTCGAATGATGGACCCTACGCTAAGCCTCTATTCGCTTCTCCGGTGACACGGTATGCCGTCGTAGAAGAGGCGGTCAGAGACTTCAGAATGCCGACGGGTGAAGTGGTTACTCAGCAAGCCAAAATCACTTTTCTTGCACTAATCCCCGACACTGGTGGTGCCAATCGCAAGGAACCGATCGACCCGAGAGACAAGCTGACTTTGCCGAGTGGTCGAACGGGCCAACTCCTTTCCATCGAAGGGGTCACCAATCCTACGACGTCACGCCCTTACGTTCTCGACGTGGTAATGGGATGAGTGAAGGTCTCGAAGGTACGGTTGAATTTGTTGGAAGTCTCAGCGAATACGCTAAGAAATCTGAACTTGCTTATACTCAAGCAATGGTAGCTGAGATGACCATTGAGATGCAGGAAAGCATGGCTCGGACTCCTGTAGACACTGGTGACCTTCGAGATTCCCACCGTTTGAGTGAACCTGAAATTCTCGACGGTACAATTTCAGTTCATATCATTGTTGGTGAAGGGTTAGGAGTTTACCCTATCATTCAACATGAAAGTCTTGAGTTGAACCATCCCAATGGGGGTCAGGCTAAGTTTTTGGAGTCTACCCTTTTGGAGAGTTCTCCGTTCATGGCAGAACGTATCGGTAATCGAGCAAGTGGACAAGCGACATCAGGTGGCGAGCAGGGTCTTGGGGAATCCGAATGAGTGCGGTAACCGATATCGCCACGTATATTACAACCTTGGGGATTTCTGGGTTGACCGTGTTGGATGGGGCGGCTGGTGCGGGTGTTTTCCGAAACGAGATTCCTGATGCCCCCGATCACTGTGCTGTTGTTCGAGGATATGGAGGACGACCTCCGGAAGGGCAACTGGGAGTTCCTGGACTCAAATGGGAATATCCTGGAATACAGGTTATATGTCGTGGAGTTGCCTACGACTATGCCACTCCGGAATCGGATGCAAGGACAATTTTTCTGGCACTCGGACAGAGAGGGTTGGGCATAACATTCACGAGCGGTCATGAATACCTCATGATCGACCCTGTTCAGAACCCTTTTCCTCTCGGTGGGAAAGACGACAACAACCGCATCGTCATTGCGAGCAATTACATTATCACCAAGGCGACGTCATGATCATAGGACCTGACGGACAGCGGCTCTCCAGAAAGACCGAAGATAAGTGCCCAAATCCTCGGTGCAAGGGCCTCAAGAAAGATCGCGAAAATGCCGCCGGTTTCGGTCCTCCGGTATGGATTTGCGGTCTTTGTGGCACACACATTGAGGTGAACGATGAACGGTAAACACTACATCGCGACCACAACGATCTTCGGTCGGCTGGACAGCAATCCAGACCAACTGGAAATCAAAGCACAAGAAGGACAGACTTGCGAGCGGGTCGATCCTTCTTCTCTCGAAGACTGTTTGGCGAATGGTGATATCGTGCTCAAAAAGCACTATGTCCCGAGGCCAAATCCTGTCGTCATGACTCTTCCCGAAGTTATCGATGTGGGGCCCGTCGTGGATACGGCTCCTGAGGAAGTTGCTCCGGAAGCTGTTCTGGAAGATAAAGAGGTGACCGATGGGGAAGTATAGCAGCGCGTCGGTCGGATTCCTGGTCAACGGGTATCCCTTCACCGCGGCCGTCATTCAGAACCTTTCTCATAAGGTAACGTCTGCAACTGAGCCTGCATTCGGAGTTGGCGACGCTTGGGAGAAGACGCTCCCTTCTGGTGTTCAGAAAGTTGAACTCACACAGGGTGGGGCTTTCTTTGACGACACGGCCATCACCGGAATGCACACGGCTCTCGGGTTGATTGGTCCTCAGCAGTCTGGTGGTCTGACACCTCAGTCGGTTCCCGCTATCGTTTGTTTGCAGTACGCGGGAAATACCATCGGGAAGCCATTCACGGGGATTCAGGGTGACTTTCTGTCGGTTTCCGAGGCGCTTTCGGTGGTCGGCAAGATCACGAAAGAGAACGTTACTCACACTGTTTCGGGGCAGGCAGATCAGGGGTTCATCGTCCACGCCAACACGGCCGAATCGGCAGCGGGAGATACGAAGGCTTCCTCGATCGACCACACCACGCAGTTCGATGCTTTCTCCATTCCGATCGTGTCGAACACGCAGGCAAACCCGACCGTAATCACGACGTCAGTCCCGCACAAGCTGACAACGAACGATACCGTTCTCATCGCCGGCAACACAGGCAGTAACGCCGCGATCAACGGCGTGCAAACGGTCACCGTGATTTCTCCCACAACCTTCAGCGTTCCTGTGAACTGCTCGGTTGCTGGTGGAACGGGAGGAACGGCTCTCCAGGCAATGTCCAACCTTGGAGGTAGTGCCTATCTCCAGGTGGTTGCCGTTACTCTCGGTGGCTACACGAGTTGGACTGTTCTTCTTCTTCACAGTACCGACAACTCTACTTTCGTCACACTCGCAACGTTCGCAAACATCACGGCTGCACAAACAGCTCAGCTCGTGTCCGTGGCCGGAGCCGTTCGGCGTTATCTAGCCGCCAGTCATGCTCTTAACGGGGCTGGATCGGGTCCGTCTCTTCAGTACATGGCCGGTTTTGCTCGCTACTAAGTAGCATAGGAGGCGCCTCATGGCGGCAGGAAAACACAGTTCATCCGAAGTCACCGTTACCATCGCGGATAGTGGCGGTGTAAACCGGGTCATCACTTCCGGCGTTCTCACCATCGGCGGAATGAAGATCACGTCCCCATTGGAACTCGCCACGGCACTCGGCGACAGTTGGGACAAGAACCTTCCGAGCGGTGTCCAGAAGGTTGATCCCGCGAAACTCACGGGGTTCTTCGACGATACCGCAACCACGGGCACTCACGTTGTGCTTGGAACGCCCGATCCGACGCCTCAGACGGCGCCTCGCGCGTTTATCATGGTGTTCGGAAACTCCAAAACGTTCACAGGCACCGTCTTCGTGCAGGATTACGCTGTCCTCGCGGTGGCCGGCAAGATCACGAAGTTCGAAGCGACCCTCGTGTTCACCGGCTCGGTGGCCTGGACGTAAGATGTCGGGTCGTGCCCGTAGATGGGTCAGGTGTCCTAGTCATCGGACTCATCTACGGTCTTCAATACTAGGATAAGGAGACTTACATGGGTGCCATGTTCGCATTTCGAGAAACGAAGACGGTCGATTACGTGGAAGTTACGGACGGAGTTGAATTCATCATCACGGTCAATCTCCGCAAGCTATCTCACAAGAGCCTGACGAAAGCCGCGGAAATTCGTCAGGAGACGAACATCAAGTCGATGAAGAACACAGGAGCCGAACTTCTCAAGGTGTTCAAGGCGGAAGGCAACAAGGTCGATCAGGAAGCCGAGAAGAAGCCGAAGGTCAAGAAGTTCGAAGACTTCGATGACGACGAGCGCAAGACCGCGTTTTACGCGACCTACGATCGGCCCACTATCCTTCGCATGGGGATCGCGAGCTGGTCGTGTAACAACCCTTCGTATCCCTTGCCTGCGCCCGAAACCGGAGTGGACGAACTCACTTCTGATCGTGCGGACGACATCTTCATGGAAATCATGAATATGTCTATTCCCAAGAAGGTACAGGTGAAGGAAGAAGAGTCAAAAGACTCCGGGCCCTCCATCTAATTCTTGACGGGGATGAAGAGCCCAATTCGTTAGTTCTCAGACTTTGGTCAGCAGCGTTAATCGCTAAAGAGTTTCACCTTTCGCCTAAAACGGTGTTAGAGGAACTTGAAGATGACCCGGATCAGACTTCGTTACTCTGTCTTGGGCTTTTGAAGTATGCCGAGGCCAAAGCAGCGTTTGATACCGACAACCCAGGAGTCATCGAAGCATGGAAGAACTCGGATCTTATGCGTCGGGTTCAAGAGACTGACATGGAACTAGCGATGAAATTCGCTGCTCAACAGGAAGAGGAAGCGAACTCAAATGGCTGATATCGACGTTGGTACACTGACAGCTTATCTGAAGTTGCGGGACGAACTAACTCCTGCAATGCAGCAGATTGCACAGTCTGTGTCCCAGATTTCGAATCAGTTGAAGGAAGAATTTGAGAAGACCGAAGGAGCCGGTAAGAAGCTCGGTGAATCTGTAAAAGAAGGCTTCGGTATTGGCATGGGTATTGAAATCTTCAATACCCTAAAAG